TTTTATCATTGAGAAAGCGTAACTCAAATACCTATTAAGGAATTGATTGATAGTGTCGGCATCGTTGCTTAGAAAATAACCTTCATCGCTACTGCAAAGAACATATCCATCAATCATATTGTTTTCGCGTATATCTGCGATTATAAGCCGCAATAATCGCTGCGATACGTTTGCTTTAATTGCTAATTCTGCCATCTTTATAGGCGTTCTAAACGCGCATAGTAAGCTGATAACGTTTGTGGTTTGTTGGTTCATAGGATTTGGTTTAAAAGTTTACCAGCCTCAATAACTCGGTTTGTTAATGCCTGTTTATCTTGCTCCGTAACTTGAAATCGAATTGTTTTCAAATTGCTATACGCACCTTCCTTATTCAAGTATGGCAAATCTTCATCACCAGCAAAAACAATCCATGCAACTTTATTTTGGTCACCTAAATAATTACTTGCCATATCTCGGATAATAGGCAACTCATCTTGAAACGGCACATAGAAAATCAATTCGGCAAAGTTTGCCCCTGTCAGTATAGCATTTGAAACCAACTGCCAAAAATAATTTTCACCGCTATCATGCGCCTCTCTCACTTCCTCAATCGTATTGCACTCTGAAAACGTGCAAAATGATTTCAAAGTGAACGGACACTTTATATCGAATACTGTTAAGTCATCATCATGCTTTAAACCGTCTTTTGAGCCACTCCAATAATCAATCGAAGGGTGAACATCGGTTAGAGTAGAGGAGTAGCTGTATTGCGTTCCTAATAGGTCAAACACACGCGCCTCAACTAACTTGCCCCACCATACTTCACGCCCCGAAGTTTCACTATTCAAAGAGCGTTTCAATTTTCTTTCCATTTGCTTTTCTGAAATATAATTCAATGCCGGTTTACCGAATCCAGTTTTCGACTTATCTAAAGTCATTAGTTTGTAAATCTGTGACGAAGTAAATCGCCCGTATCTTTTTTCGTTGTTCATAGTGCTAATAGTTTTTTGTGTAGTTTAGTAAATGAATTTTCTTCGTTGTTATTTACAATTCGTTTTGCATCTTTCAAATCCGAAACCGAAAGTGAATCACTTTTTAAATCAATCAATTCGCGCAAATCTTCCAAAGTAATTTTATCTTCTGTGTTTACATTTACTTCTCGGAAATCTTCTGCGTTATAAATATCAGCGGCTATACCAATTTCCGCAGCGCATTTTTTTAAACAATCCGTTGCAGCGGCTTTTAAATCATTGCCTATACTAAGCGGTATTTTCGGCTGTGTTGGGTCAGATTGTTTACGGTAAATAACATCCTTATTCCCGTATTGTGTTTTGATAATTGTTTTGCCATTTGTTCTGCAAGTCAAACGACCTTTTACAATAGCTTCATCATGCAAAATCTTATCTTCTAAAATCTCAAAATCCCAATCCCAACCAAACATAAGGTTCAAACACTTTTTTACATAGCCACCAGTTACATATTGCCACTTACCGCCACCCTTTGCAGGGCGTTCTTTTATGTATTGCTCCGGTGTTCTTTTTAAAATGAATTTTAGTTGCTCTGCATTCATTGAATTATTTTCAACGAATGATAAATCTTCGGGTTCTACAAGTGCGAGTTTGTTCATAACAGTTTATTGGTTTTGGTTTGATAAATTCGGTTTAAGTATTTCCATCGCTACTTCGTAACTCTCACTCCCAATCATGGCTACTTTCTTAGCGTAGTATGTAAGCAATCGCGCTTGTATCTTCTTTCTCATTTCTATTCTCTCGGTGTAATAATTTCTACCGTATAATTCCAGCATAAATGATTTGTGATTTGTAGCACCCATATCGCTCAACATATATCTGCGGTTCTTTTCAATCATTTCTAAAATCTTAATGCAATCTTCGTGTTGTTTCAAATGTTTTTCTACTGATAGTTTCATGGTCTTTTTGTTTTAGTTAGTGCAAATATAAACTAATTTATGAAACGTAAACAATACAACACAAATTTTTTTTAATCTAATTCGTAAAACAAATCAATCGTGATACCGAATTTACTACTCATCGCAACCAACACCTAAAAATTATACTCACTTGCCCTCTCAAATTGAATTATAGTCCTTCGCTTTACTCCAATCATTTCAGCGCAATCATCTTGACTAAACATTGAAGCCTTTCGCGCTTGTGTAATTTCCTGCACAAGTTTTGAGTATTGAGTGAATAGTTGTTCGTTTATTTGCACAACTGATTTTTTAAAGTCTTTCATTTTCAATTGGTTATTTAGTTAGTTGCAGCTATACAGTAGTTATATGAAATGTTTTTGCCAACGCTCTAAAAAAAGAAATTAAATTTTTCATTTTAAAATAAAAAGGTTTGTTCCGTTTTCATAGTTCGCAGTATATTTCTTGCACTATCAATTATCGCTAATCCAATTTCAGGCACTACACAATTTCGTAGTAATTTGTCTTTATCAGGGTAATCGTAACTACTCAAATCAAATCCCATCTTATCTAAATTGTTTTGCCTAATCTTAAATTGTGCAAGTCCTCCCATATCCTTTTTCTTGCCATTCATTCTACCAATCTGTTTCTTTACTTCAATGTTTGGTATTCTGAAATTCGCCCAGAAATAATGCCTTCCGCTAATTTGTGGTTCTATCAATGGTTTGTAATAACTTTTTACATTCTCAATCACAAATTTCCCTTTAAAGAAAGTTTGCAGTAAAATTATTTCTTGCCACAATCCCATATCAGGATAGCGGATAATCCCCTGTGCATTTAGAAAGTGATTGGTAGTGGAATGTGTCGGGCAAGGTGGAGATGCCCAAATGAAATCAAACTCCTGATAATGCTCCAATAAGTATTGGTGTGCATCACCTACAATCACTTTATCATTCGGATATAAGCTCTGATAAATTGCGGCTATCCTTTCATCAAACTCCACAGCAGTAACTTCCACATCTTCCCAAAGTTTGCGGTTGCCTCCAATCCCTGCATATAAGTTTAATACCTTCATAAACATTTTAAAATGAAAAATTTAATTTCTTTTTTTTCCTCCCCCAAAAAACACTTCATATAACAACGGGTTAAATGAAATTGCCCTTTTGAGTTTTCTATTTTTTTGAAGTTTTGTAAAAGGGCAACTTCATTAACCCGCAACCGTTAAATTCAATAGCGGGCAAAAATTGGAGTTCATCGTTCCATTCCTTCACTCGCTTCATGCGCCTTATTTGCCAAATGACTATATCTATCAGCATATTCATCTTCATCACAATCCCAACTCTCTGGGTCGTTCTCGTCATAATCATTATCAAGTTCTTCGCACAAAGTTTCAATGTAAACTTCGGCTTCCTTTTCTGTTTTGGTAATGTCAGGGTATTCCATCCATTTAATTGCTTCATCGAACTTGCTAAGATTATCAGCGAGAGTTGTGATTTGTCTGAATTGAAGCATCGTCATTTTCCCCCTCTGCATTTTTTCTTCGGCTTGTAAAATTGCTTTTGATTGTTTCATGTTTAGATTTTTTTGCCCGCTACTAAATTTAACAGCGGGTTGGATTCAATAAGCCATTTTTTATTATTGTCGGATTGGTATGGCTTACTAAACCAACCCGCAAAACGTTATCAGAAATTTGGCGACTAAAAATCTCCATAACAAGTTGGACACATTAAATATTTATCAGACGGCTTTGGCTTATGGCATCTCTGACAAGTCGCCAAACTTCCGCTAACATCGGGCTTAATGAAATTTTTAACCTCAGTTTTGTCCTTATGATATTCTTCTGCGTATGCCTGCATTGCTGCCTCAATTTGTGCCGTCCACAATTTACTTGTGTAAAATCCTACATAAAGTTCTCTTACTTCTTTTAATGTTTTCATGGTAGTTTATTTTAATCGGTTAAAAACTTCATAAGCCCGAACAACGTTATCTAATCCAGTTCCGCAACATCCCTTTCACATGGTCTTTTATCTCTTTAATCTTTGACTTTGGAGCGCGAAAAGTAACCAACCCTGTTTCTTCGTTGTATAGTTTCTTTCGCCCTGAACCTTTCGCTTTTTCACGCTTTATTTTCTTAGCCATAATCCCCTTTGTTTTAGTTCTTGTTC